CTCCTGTACCTTCTTCTATGTTTGTCTCTTCAACAACCGTTTCACCGTCAACTGGAAAGTATGCTTCTTTGATTTCTGCAATCTTATCTTGAAAGTCTGCTTCGTCTTTGAAATCTACTCCATTTGATAATGAAACTAATTTCTCTTGTTGTGATTCAGATAAGTCTTTGCAGGCTTCTCTGACAACATTGTCTCTCTTCATAGAATCTAACTCTTCAACTAAGCCCATATTCTTATTGACTTCGTTGTCTAGTTTGTCTTCCATTTCATCGAGACGATTTGCGAGTTCGTCCATGACATTATACTTATCTTCTGGTACTTCAACATAATGTTCTACGAACAATGTTTTTAGTCCTTCGATAAAGTTATCTGTCATTTCTGACCTCAAACCCCTTTCGATTGCTAATTCGTTTTCTTTCGTCCACTCTTCAGCAACATATGAAAGATACTTATCAGTAGCTTCTGATAATTCGTCCTTCACTTTTTCTATTGAGGTTTTTAATGATTCTTCATGTTCTTTTGAAAGTTCTTCTTTAATTTCAGCAACTTTTGATGATACTGCGGCTTTGAAGATTGTTCTAGCTTTCTCTTGATTCTCTTCTGATAGTTCAAGAGCTTCTGAGATTTTTTCTAGGTCGTCTTCTACTTCCATCTCAACTAGGTCTGACTCGACTTCTGCGGACTCTTCGACTTCTTTCTCGTCTTCTTTGTCCTCGTCTTCGTCTTCCTCTTCTTCCTTTTTCATCTTCATTGCGTTAAGTTTTTTATAACCTTCTTCAACGTCTTCCTCATCTTTTTTCTTCATGAGTTCTACGATGCTTCTTGCGATTTCTGCTTTGCTAAGGGATTCGTCAACTTCTTCTTCTGACATTTTGTTGTACATAGCCTGAAGGTCTTTTTTATCCATTTCTTTCATTGAGTTGACCATAGCCTTAATCATTTCCATTTTTGAAGGTTTTTCTTCTTCAGAATCTTCTTCTTCAGAAACTTTCTTTAATTTTGGTTGAGGTTCAGCTTTTGAAGCGCCTTTCTTTTGGGGGTCGTTACTAATTTCTTTAGAACCACCTTCAGCGCTTTTAACTGAATCAACAGCTTTGTCAACAGGATTTTCTTCAGGTTTGACGACTTCACCTTTACCACTTTCAATTGAAGCGGCATCAGATGAACCTTGCTTAACAGCTTTTGAGTCACCTTTTTCAGCTTTAGAATCAGGCTGCATAGCCTCTTCTATTGCTTGTTCTAGGTTTTTTTCTAAATCTGCCATTTGTTTCTCCTGTTTGAGTAAATACTCTTTTATTTATATGTTACAAGTTCTCTACGAACTTTTTCCATAAATTTAATTTGGTTTCTTCAAGTTTATTGAGTTTGGCACTACGCATTTCTTTATGCATTTGGTCAATCTCTTTCGCTTTTAGAATACCTGATTCATAATACCATTCTACTCCTTCCATGATGCCTTCTACGAAAGCCTCTGGAGCAGAAGGGTCTGCAACGATATCAGCGGCCGTGGCCAACTGAAAATCGCCTTTAACAACTTGAGAACCATTTTTTTGTTCTAGGGAACCTAGACCACGAGATGATACACCAAGTTTTGCACCGTCATCAATCAAGTTTCTTACGATTTGACCGTTAGGTGTTGTTAAAATCTTTGCACGTCCCACATAATTATTACCATCTTCTTCTAGTTTAGTAATCATGTGAGATACTTTGTCTAAATTGATTGTTGGTCCGTCTGGATGACCTAATTCACCGAAAGCTCTATCTTGTTCTACGAACTCTTTGTTGTATCGTGCTACTTCTTTTCTCATTACGTCTTTCGGATATACACGACCATTTCTGTTTTTGATTTCAGATTGCATGAAAATACCTTCGATAAAATAATCTTTTTTACCGTTTTCGTTCTCTTCTACAATCACAGGTGAAACTGCGTAATCATTAAATTCAGATATTAACTTCATTTATTACTCCTAATATTTCTTCTTTAGTTATGTTCTCTTCACCCATTTGCAAAATTAATTTTTTAACATTTTTCATTTCTTTTTCAGCGTTTCCCATATTTCTATGAGGTTCACCCATAGATACGCCGTCTACGTATACGTGAATCTTTCCTCGTTTGTCTTCTCCGTATACTATGTCCAGTGACTTTCCTGAGACTTTCTCAGTCTGTCGTTTTACTTCCTTCTGGTCTTTAGGAAGTTTGAACTTAGCTTCGTTTAACTCAGTTGTTATCTGTTTCCAAGTTTTCATCTGCTTGTTTTTCCATCCAATTAGTAGATGTTTCAACTCTTTTCATATCAACAACTTCAGCAGCTTTTTGCTTTAAGACATCATTAATTGTGTCTTTAGCATCTTGTAGTTTGCCTGATTCAATTTGGTCTACTATATCTCTTGTTTTATCCATCAATTATTAAAATTCGTCTTCCGAATCTCCTCCATCAGAGCCTTCGTCTTGTATCTCTTGGTCAAACCTTTTAATATCAGACTCAGACTGCTTTAATATATTTTTTCTGACATAGTCATGTGAGATGTATTTTCCAATATACTCACCTGCCTGTCCCAATAAGTCAAATCTTTCTCTCATGATTTCACCAGATTTCAACTCCGTAAAGTGATTATCTGTTGCAAAATCATAATGTATAAAATCTTTATACTTATCAAACTCATCTGAAGTCACAATATTCTTCAGAATTAATTGAGTTCTTAACATGTCTGTAAAGACTCTTGCAAACTTATCTTGCAGTCTTCGTGTGAACTTATTAAACTTAAGTTCATCTCTAGAAATCTCTGAAGCACGACCCATGTTAAATCCATTGTCTGCTTCCATTCTAGAAGTTGGAACATTTAAAGACTGATATAGTTTCTTTTTAAAGTATTCTATATCATCAATCTCTGATAGGTTTGAACCACCCGGCAAAGTTGATATCTCTGTTCCTCGACCACCCTCTCTTCTAGGTAACCAATAGTCTTCTAACATCGACATATGGCGTCTATCATCTTTGATTTCGCCTGTCTGCGAGTTATAAACAAGTTTATTTCTATACTTATTCATAACATCTGCTAAGTATTGTTCTGCTTTCGCTTTCGGCAAGTTACCAACATCAATGTAGAAGATTCTTCTTTCTGGTGCTCTTGATATTCTGTAAATAACAAGCGCATCTTCCATCATTGATAACTGATTTGCAGTCTTCAATGCCTTATGCAAATATCCGATTACAATATTCTTAGTGTAATCTAACATTCCTGAAGTAGTATAACTTACTGCCTCAGGTGCAATTTTAAGAGTTGTGCCTTCATTAACACTACTCTTATCGAAACCTTTATCGCTGAAGACATAAAATTCTTCAACCTTTTTAACCTTTTCGATGCCTTTCTTAGCATCTTTTTCTTTTTCTATATTACGGACTTTTTTAATTTTGGTCGGGTCAATATTTCTAATATCGACCATACCTTTTTGTGGCTGCTTTGAATCTACTACTTTATGAAAGTAGATTCTACCATCGACATACCATTTTCTGAATATTTCATGAGAGTTCTGATTGAACTTCATTAAAGATAAGATGTGTTTGAACTCTTCTTGTATCTTTTTCTTTATACTCTCTGAGAAGTTCACATCTCGGAGGTCAAGTGATACTATCCTATCTTCGGTATCAGAAACTACACATTCGTTTACTATGTCTTCGATAGCCGCATCACATTCAGGCACCAAAGATGTCTCACGATATCTTCGAATGAGTTCTATCTCACTCTTGATACCACCTTCCATATCGACATATTGTCCATACGCCCCACCTGAAATGAATCCTGCCTGTTGTTGTATAACAGCAGTACCATCATCTATTGTCGGTGCGACAAAAGAAGGTGCCGAATTTTTTTCGACATCTAAATCTCGTAATTCTTCTTTCTTACGAGTTATTTCAAACCCAAATATTTCCATAATATATATTTATATCGCCACCGAAGCAGCGATATAATTGTAATTAAACGACTCTTTCCCAGTGTGAGTATTGGAATTCAACATCAAATGTCTCCAATGCATCGACCGTTTCGTAAGATAGGTCAATTGCCCCTATTGAGGTTGGGAACATGTTAAAGAATTCGTACCTTGCTAACACTGAATCGTCTTTGTTAAGTTGTTCTACAAAAGCTCTGTCTACTAGATAATCTAATGAAGTGATACCTTCACCTGAATCTAACTCTTGTATATCTGTCTGCCAAGCTTCTAATGCGCTTCTAGCTGAAAATTCTACATCGTTGATGATAGTCACGGTCCAAGGTTCAAATGTTCTATCTCCTGCGAGTTTTAGTACATGTCCTCTGAACTGCTGTTCTACAACACCAACGGTAGCAGCTGGAATCTGTGCGGCTTGACATAGAAACTCAATCTTGTCGCCAGACCTAGGTATGAATACTCTAAATCTATTTGCTCTAGGACCGCCGCCTAGTAGTTGTGCTTTAAACTGGTCTATTGTTGCCATTGATTACTCCTTACACTGCTCCGTAGATTTCTTCAAACTCGACACCACTTCTTGAAGCGACAAAGTTTAAAGTTATAAAGTTAATTGAACGATTTGGTTTTACAAAGATAGAACATACAAATTCATTTCTATCTATGACCGTATCAGTATTGTTTGTTTCGTCACAAACAACTGAGAAGTCTACCAAACCTCTTCTATTTTTAACATCTCTTAAGAAAGGTTCTACTGAACTTCTGAATTGAGCTCTTGTAAATGCATCGTTAAATTCAAAGAGTTGTGCTTTAGCAGCTACTGCTATTGCTTTCTCTAAAACGATGAATAACCTTCTAACATTGACTCTGTCAAATGCTGATGGAGATGATAATGCTGTTTTGTCTCCAAATAGAACCGTTCCTTGACCAGGAAATGTTACTATCGGATTAATTCTGTTTCTGTACAACTCATCTCTAGATGCTTGTTGTGGATTAAATGCAAGTTTTGTAATTCCAAGATATTGACCTCTTGAGAAACCAGCAGGTGAATACCATGGGTCTTGAAGTAAATCACTTCTTACCATAATACCTGCGGTGTGTCCGTTACCTGGTACATAACAATATTTGTCATTAAATCTGTCGTACTGATATATCCAACCACTATCTAAAACTGCATATGAACTTGATGTTACACTAGAGTAATCTGCAAGCACATTAGCGACTTGAGTTGACTCTGAAGTAACATTGACTAATGATGTTCTTCTTGGTGAAGCAACAACCATGCAATCTTTTCTTGACTCTGCAATTGAAATAGCATGATTTACAATTGAATTGTGGTCTGCTATAGTGTCTTGGTCTGTTCCTGAACCATTATCTGTTCTTGTTGAACCAACAACTAAGAAAGAAATGTCCATTGTCTCTGAATCTTTAAAGAACTTGTCGTAAGCAGCTGTTACATCGCCTACAACTTTACTTCTTCCGTCAACACCACCTGCAAGTGAATTATTGATTGGAAGACTTGGTACACCAAATGCTGATGATATTGATGCATTCAATGTTTTATTTTCTGTTGCTGTCGTATATATTCCAGTTCCGCCTGTTGAGTGACCTGACCAATATACGTATTTTGATTCTTCTGCAATGACGTTTTTATAGTAACTTGACTTACCTGAAGCGTCTTTGCCATCTGATGCTTTGTTTACAAATGCATATGTTTCTAATGCTTGGAATCTAACTCCGCCGAATAGTCCGTCTTCGTCACAAACTACTACGTGCATCTCGTCATTTCCAGTTCCTATAGAAGATGCGTTTGCTGATGTGCCTGGTGCTTTATCAAATAATTCGTAAAACTCCCAATATCTATCAACTTGTTCGTTGTCAACAACTGCATTTGTTAAACCGCCTGCAACTGGTTGACCTATTGATTCGATTGTTAAAGTATTGGTTGAAATACCTGTCACTCTATATTTTGTAGCGTGACCAGAGAATTTGATAATGTCTCTGACTAAGAATGCCGCTCCGCTATCTACGATAACGGTGTTTGAACCAGCTGAATGACCACTTCCATTATTAACTAATGATGCATTATCGTTAAAGTAAGCGTCTGATGAGGCACAAACTGATACTTTTAACGAGTTGCCTAAAGCACCTGCATATTTTGCTATGAATTGGCCAACGGTACCATTTTGTGAACCGTCTGAATAACTCTCTTGATATTGTTCGTCATTCTTAAGTAAGACTGAACCAGCACCTGAAGCATTAGCGTTTGTTAGTTGTGAAGTACCTAGTCTTACAACTTTAAGCGCTGAACCGTATTTTAAAAATGAGTCTGCTGTATAAAAATCTTCTATGCTAGAATCTGAACTACTTGGTTGATAAAACTCATCAACCAATTCCTGACTACTAGAAACCGTTTTTACTTCGTCAACAGGGCCCCATTGAAAACTTCCAACAAAAGCACCTACGGTAGATGAAACTGCTGGAACGACATTCGACAAATCAACTTCTTTGATTTGAATGCCTGGTGATACTTGAAATGCCATATTTTTCTCCTGTTTCGTAAAATATTATTACTACTTTATTTATGTAATCCGAAATCCCTACGAGTTATCTAGATACCATCTATCACCCGCTTTATCAACGAATGACTCTTCTTGTTTGTCGGTTCCGAATACTCCTGGCGGGAGCAAATCGTCCTCTATTAATTTTTGTTGCTCTGAGTATAATAAATCTTTTACTTTTTTGTCTGTTAAATTATAGAAATAGTCTGTTGTTATAAACCAACTGAACAATACTAAATTCATAACCATATCATCATTATATCCTTTATCTGCTTCAAATGATGGTCCTTTGTTAATGAAAGTCATTAACTCAGTTATTGTAGCTCTATCTTTAACTAAAAGTCTGTTTTCTTCTAATAACTCTTTCATTGTCGAACATCCTATTCTTTTTATTTTTCTTGACATTGTAACACCAATGTCATCTGCTTTTGTCATTCCTTGTACAAAAACATTTGGATATTCTATATCATAATGTAATTGAGTTGCGACCATTCCGCCCTCAGCATTATTTTCAATAATAATTAATGCTTCATTATATGGTCTACAATACTTATTTAGTAAATCAGGATATAGCATAGGACTTAAGGTATTGTCTCTGTATGTACAAACTTGTTTAAAAGGTTTTTCTGTAACATCAATAATAGTAAAAGTCGAATAATCTAGTCCTCGACCTTGAGATACATCAACCGTACAGATATACTCATGACCCTCTTTTGGTCTTTCGTATACATTTACACCATCTTTGTTCCAATCTGGTTCTACTGCCTTTAATCCTAGTAATGTATTTGAGTTAACAAGAGTATTTCCTGTTCCTAAAAATGAGTTACCATATTCTTGTTCAAATTGTGCTTCTGAGGTGTTTGCAATCGTTTGTTCTTTCCATTCTTCGTCTCTACCTGGTACATCATACCAGTTGATTGTGAATGATTTATACTCAGATTGTTCATGTATTGCAGACTCGTATATCTTATGAAACATATTACCTACGCCGTTTGCAGTAGATGTGATAATAACTTTAGAATCTTTACCAGATGTGATAACAGGATAAGTAGCAGTGTAGAATGTTTCTGCATCTTCTACGAATGCAAACTCATCAAGATACAACATGTTAATTGACATACCACGAATCGATGATGAAGATGTAGCAGCTGCGACTAT